CGCCGGGCTGCTTGGCGGCTTGCTCTTCAAGGTACTTGGACACGCTTTTTTTCTGGATCATCCAGCCGTGTCCCTCGATCAGCTTGCCGGCCAGACGTTTGCCCTCTGGCCTTGGGCGATCCTCGTCGTAGACAAGCCGAGTCACCGTGCTGGGCGCAAGGGCGTCAATAGCCCGCATGGTCTGGCGGACGGTGAAGTAGTCGGCGAAAGGGCTGGCCATGGCGATCATGTCTCCAATCGTATCGTTCTGTCCGTGCAAATCAAACCGTCCCTACCTCCAAACCACCCAACTTGCCCCGGCCAGCCGACCCTCCGTAGGATCGACTCGCGGGGGAAGTTTCAACGGAGAGGGCTCCGTTAAACATCTGTACACTAGGGGAGAAGGAGGCATCGGATGACGCTACGAGAACTGCTCGAGCGGTACGGCTTGCTGATGAATCTGTCGGCCAGGTCGATGACGCTCTACGGTCACACCATCGACAAACTGGCTGAGTTCCTTGGCCGCGAGCCGCTGATCACGGATCTGGAGGACGTGGCCGTGTCCAAGTTCCTCCGGTGGCGGGCCACGAATCCCTGCCGGGGGCGAGTCGTCAGCCCGCATACCGTCGCCAAGGACCGCTCACAACTGCTGGCGATCTGGACATGGGCGTGCAAGAAGAAGTTGCACTCCGGCGAGTGGCCGGGCCTGCCACGCCAGAAGCGGGTACGGCGGACTCCGACCGCCTACACGCTGGACGAGATGAGCCGCCTGGTCCGAGCCGCCAAAGCCCGCCGAGGGGCAATGTCTGGCGTGCCTGCCGCCTGGTGGTTGAGCACGCTTATCCAGTCCGCATGGCAGACAGGCGAGCGGATTGGAGCCCTGCTCGACCTGCGGTGGCGTGAGGTGGACACGTCGCACGGGCGGCTCGTATTCCTCGCCGAGACCCGCAAGGGCCGCGAGCGTGACCTCGTAGCCCCGATCACAGCTGCCCTTGCCGCTGAACTGGAAACCCGCCGAGGCCCGCCAGACGCCCTAGTGTGGCCTAGGACGGGCCATCCGCTGTCGCACTACGCCAGCATGCGTCTGCTCTGCAAGGCCGCAGGCGTGCCCGCCAGGGCGTTCCACGCGATTCGCAAATCCTCGGCCTCCTACGTCGCCGCTGCCGGGGGGGATGCCACGGCCCACCTCGGCCATGCCGATCCGGCGATGACCCGTGGACACTACCTCGATCCGCGGATCACGGAGACGCACCGGGGGCTCGACTTCCTGCCGCCGCTGGACCTCGAAGGCCCGCCGAAGGACGGGGGTAGACCGGCTGCGTAACAGGCGTTCAGTTGTCGTCCATCCACCGCCAGCGTACCGTTTCATTCCTCGAAAGGAGGGTTGCCGTGAGTTACGAACAGCCTCGGAGCCAGTGCCGATTCCAGCCTCCGCGTAGGGACGCCGGCGTGGAGTTCTTCGTTGACCTCGCCCGCACCGTCATAGGCGTTGCCGCTGGCACGCTCATCGCTCTGGCAATCGCCAAGGCGTACGTCACGTATGAGGTGAAACAGGGCGTCAAACAGATGGAGCGGGAACTACGCAAGAACGCCAGGGGGTAGGCCAGAGTGACCGAGCAAGCGGGGAGGTAACGCCGTGGAGGAGGACACGTCGTCGCACTCAACCCGCCGCCCGGTCAGTCTCCGCGAATCTTGCACAGGCAGGGCCGCTCGACCTGTTGAGCCGATGCCACCTGCAGCCGGCGGACCTCGGCCAGCAGCCGCATGGTGTGGGCCGCGAGCGTGCCACTTGTGCCTTGGTCCCAGCATCCCTGGAACCGGCGGGCGTCCTGCTCACACTGGGCTAGGTAGGCGTCGGTGAGTGGCTCAGGCACGTCGGCACTCCTGGTGGCAGGCCGCGTACCCAGCGATGTCGATTGCAGCGTCGTCGGTCGCTTGGCCCGTGCCCAGCTGGCGGGCGATCTTGTCGAGCACCATGACGAGAGCCCAGTCCGCCGCGGTGAACGTCGTGCCGAACGCCGCGTTCACCAGCGATGCCGTCCTGGTGAAGTGCTCCGTAGGTGGCCCGTACTTGCCGTGCCGGTCTCGGATCGTGGCGATCGCGTCCCGCAGCGTCTGCTCTGCCGGTGAGACGGGCTGGAACCCCGGCTCCCACTCGGCGTAGGTCTCGCTGAGGACCGAGTCGCCACGCTGCCGCCCGAGCAGGTGCTCGACGTAGGGCACGTCCGACTCGTCGTGTTGCGTTTCCTCGGTAGTTGCGACAATGTGCCTAGGTTCTGTCGCCGGCGGCGACACCTTGTGGTCATCGGCTGGCGTGGCGTCGAGCCGCTCGCGGACGGCTGCCCGCAGTGCGGCGTTGTGCTCTTCCAGTGTCGTGGTCGTCATGCTTGGTTCCTCGGGGTGAGTCCGCAGCCTATGCCCGTGGTCAAGCCGACCGCACCGTGCCGTCTTGCATCACGCGGTAGTTGTGCACGTCGAACTGCCCGCCCTTGTGGACGGTCGCCACAGCGAACCCATGGTTCCAGCGATTGATGACCGCGTAGTCGGGCCGCAGGTCGCACAGGCATCCCGTGCTCCAGCACGCCGTTTCGTGGTGCCACATGTCGCTCTCGGCGTGGTTGCTCGTGCGGTGGGAATGTCCCACCAGGCACGTCGAGAGCGTCCGCATCCACGCACCGCGGGCGACGTTGACCGGAGCCGCCATCCCCTTAGGCAGTTCGTGCCCGTGCAGCACCGGCAACTTCCCCAGCATGACCGGCCGCTGGTCATCGACGAGTTCGATGTCGAGTTTGTCTAGGTCGAGCCACGCCGTCAGGCTCATGCGTCGGTCGTCGCTGATCTCGGCGGCGTGCTGCCAGAGCCAGTGCTGCCACCGGTCCTCATGGTTGCCGGTCTTGTAGACGATCGGGATGTCGGGGAACTCCTGCCGCAGCCAGCCGAGGAACCCACGCACCGCCTCGAGTTCGCCCTTGAAGTCCCGGTAGGCCGGGTCTTTCATGTAGCGGCTGATTGCGTAGAAGTCCGCTATGTCGCCGTTCAAAAGTAGCCCAGACAGCCCCTGGTCCTTCAGGTGGCCGACCGCGGCAGCCACGGCGACCTCAGAGTGATACGGCACATGCACGTCGGACAGGATGCCGATTGGGCCGGTGACCTTCATCACATGCGGCGTCCATGGCTGAGCCATCGACTTCGGCATGGAGAGGATCTCGCCGGCTTCTCGCGGGGGACGCGGTGCCGTGGGCTTCTGCGTCTTGCGGTTCTTCACGCCGTGTTGCCCGAACTGCCGCTGCATCCGCATGCGTGCCTGGTGCAGCGTGATCGCCCCGTTACTTTCTTTTACGAGTCGCCTTGCGAGCGTTTGCGCGGGGGCTTCGGGATGGAGTTTTGCGAGCCGCTCGGCCTTTCGCGTTATCGCGTCCCCTCGCTGCATCTGCCGCCTCCTTGCGATGTAGAACTATGTTGCCGTCGTCATCCGGCATCGGGTTGGCACCGTCCGTGTCTTCCTCGTAGTCAACGTCGTCGAGGCCAGTCCACCCGCGCTCATCCGTGCGCTTTGCCACGATGCAGCCTCCTCGCGTTGCTGATCGCTCTTTTGACCAGCACAGTACCCGCCGCGTCAATGAACGGCAGCCGCCTATTGGTGGCCTCCTCGCGGAGCCAGCCGACGATCGTGGGCACGTTGTCCGCGCACCAGTCGCAGCCGCGGATGTCCATTTCGATTGCTCTTGCGAGGCATTTACAGCCGGGCTTCGGCGTGATGCCGATCTTGGCTAGGAGCTTTTTCAGTTCCGTTCCCGGGCCCGCTTTCGGCGGCGGGGGCGTATGCTCAACAACGCGGAGCTGAACCATCCCCCGGCCAGGGCTATCGCCTAGCAGCTTGTCAATCGCCGCCGCGAGCGTGGCCGGATCCACGCGCCCCGAGTACGGGATGACCATGCTACGTGTAGTCATGAACAGCACCCCGGCGGATCACAAGCACTGGTACACACAGACTCCAGGCAGTCTCGCGTGCCGTCGATCGCGTGCCGCACTTGCTTCCATTGGTCCCCGATGCACTGGCTACTGGCCGTACCGCCCAGACAGTTGCTCACGGTGAGGTCGTCGATGCAGTCCTGCTCGCTTGCGTACCCGTAGCCGTCGATTACCACCGGGTCCGACTCTGCGTTCAGCGGCGACGAGACCACGGAGACAAGCGAGCCACACGGGCAGACGGCGAGCACCACGGTGTACGTGGTCACGTCCGGCGAAGCCGGCGAGTTCGGCGAACACTGGTTCGTCCGCGTGACCGTGATGGTGGCGAGCTTGCAGTTCTGCGGCGGGCATAGGCCCAGCGAGTCGGTAGACGAGTTGCAAAAGTCTGTGAACGAGTCTTCTACGGTGACGGTCTTGTCGTAGAACACCTTGTAGTCCGCGGCTGGATCGCAGTCTGTCTCCAGCTCAGCAGGGTCGTCGCAAGAGGCACAGTCGTCGGCCTCGACCCACCCCTCAGCCGGCAGGTCGTCCTGCGTGCCACGCTCCAGCAGGGCGTCTACGATCCAGTCGCCGGTGCCGGGAGTGGCGAGGACAATCTTGCGAATGTCGGGGATGGCCCCCGACGAGCCGGAAAACTCCTGCACGTACCAGTAGCGAGTGGCGCCAGGCAAGCACCAATCCGGTGCCGGCGGCGCGCCGTCTGGACACTGCTCCTCCAGCGCTGCCGCCGTGGCCACCACGCCGTTGATGTACGGCACGCTCCAGCCGAACCACGTGGAGCCGTTAAAAAAGATGTCATCCCGGCACTCGTTAGCCTCCCAAGACTCCTGGAAAAGATCGCGAATTTGCTGCTCAGTCCACCCAGGGAAGTTAATCAAAGCCTGCGCCACCTTTGCATCAACGCACGCCTCTTGTGATTCATATAGCCGGCTTATACAGCCCGGCAGTAGGTCAAGCAGGTCGTCATAGAGACTCAGGGAATACTGGCTAGGCGATAGCTCCCGGGCGTCAAATGCCCAGTCCCACGGAGCGCACGAACAGCAAGCGTCGCACGTCTGGCAGGTGCATGGCGTGCCGCAGCAGGCGCTACATGGTAGGAGCATCACTCACACTCCGCGGCGATGACGTACCACCCAAACCCGTTGTTGCTCATGGCGACGTAGGCCGAACTGGGAATGGCGGCGAAGATGTTGTGCGCGACCATCGTCCCGGCCGTCGCCGTGGGCCTCGAGGTGGCCGTGGATGGCGGACCGACGTAGAGCGTGATGACCGCCGACGATGCCTTCGACCACTCCGCTGTACCCACCTTGCCAATCATGATGCGGACGCCTGCCGCCCCACGATCGTTCACCGCGCCGCTCGTCTTCAGCGTAGGGCCGCTACGTTCGACCACCTTGACGGCGTGGCCGATACGCTTGGCGTCATCCTCGCTGAAGCCGTAGACCGGCATCGGTCACCTCGACAGGACGAGGTACTGCAGCCGAGCGGCCGACGTGTACTGCGTGCTCGTCACCGCTCGCAGGCCAAGGGTAATCGTCTCGGCCAGCGGCAGGACCGCCGCCATGCCACGCTGAAGCTCGAGCACTTCCTGGCTGTTCGTCCCGTCGAAGCGGCCGATGAATACGGCGTGCGTGCCGGCCGTCTGCGTGGCCAGGTTGCGGAACGCCGCGTAGCCTGGGGCCGACACGATTCCGAGCGACAGCGTTTGCACCGAGGTGCCGATGGTCACCACGCCGGCCGCCGCCGCCTGCGTCGCCTGGTTGGCCTTGACCGATGCCGCGGCGAACCGGTCGGAGAAGTTGCCGTTGTCACACTGCAGCGTGACCGAAGCCTTGATTTCGTCAGCCATTAGATGCCCGCCTCCGTAAACAGGTTGCTGTGGACTTTCTCTTCATACGGATACGCCTTGCGCGTGAATATGTAGTCCTTGGCATTGGGGCCGGTGATCAGCGTTGGCAGAACCGCCAGTCCGCTGCCGTCGAGCTGCACCGGCTTGCTGACTGGATTCCCGGCAAGGTCGAGGATTGCTCGCCGCTCGCCGCCGACAACCTCATTAAAGCCAGCGTCGTGGAACTCAACGAAATGCCCCTTGGGGTCGTAGAGCCATTCGACGGAGACAACCCACTGGTCCACCTTGTCGTCGAAGTCCGCGTTGTAGCCGACACACAGCATCGTCCGCCGCGATGCACCTAGGAAAGCGACCTCGTTGGTCGTGTTGACGTAGGATGTTAACGCGGCAATGTTTGGACTGACGACCTTGGTGTTGGTGTACGTCAGCCGCAGAAGGCAGCGGTTTTCCGTCAGCCCGTCCACCGGGTCGCCAGCCGAGTTTGTTGCCGGCTTGGGGGCAGCGTTGTACTCGCCATTCTCGCCCTGGTCCGTAAGCGGGCATTCCTTCTGTTCGGTCGAGATGCTAATCCGCTTCCACGTTTCGGTCTCTTGATCTTCAGGCGATGGCTGCTCCGACTCGTCTTGAGCCTCGTAGGTCACCGCAATCTTGATCGCACGGTCGGCGTCGTCGCCCTTGTAGTAGGACAG